CAATTAAATATACAGTACAAGATCATTCAGGTGCAGGGCAAATAGCAACAGCTATTTCTGCCGATGTATATTTAGTTCATGTATCAACAACAGTTGATGCTTATATTAAATTAGAAGGAACTGCTGCGAACAAAGATGGATTGTTATTGAGTGCCAATGATTCAATAACTATGAAAACAAGTCCATCTGATAGTGTATCTGCATACGCAACAGCAGCAGGACAAATTTCAGTAACAGAGTTATCATCATAATGTCTAAAAAATTACCTATTTCTAAAGATATAGTTGATACTAATTTTATTAGTGATGATAGTGAAGGTAAAATTCATATTGAACGCAAACAAGATGTAACACCTGTTATTGAAGAAAATAAAATTAAACAAAGCCTGGGGGAAGGAGTTAGCAAGACTAAAGAACTTAATCACGTTGCTTCTATCCCCTTGGTTGTTGTTGAACAATTAGCAAAACAAGGAATTATGTCTCCAACAGGAGATATTGTTGACCATATACGTTTTAAAAGATGGTTAAATAATTCCGACAATAGAGCATTTCGAGTATGGACAGGAACAGTTTAAATGGCATTAGATACTTATTCAAATTTAAAAACGGAGATAGCAAATTATCTGAATAGAGATGATTTAACTGCTAACATTGATACATTTATTGATCTAGCAGAATCACGTCATGCAAAAGATTTACGTTTACGTGAAATGGCTGTTAATACAACTGAAGACACAGTTGCAGGTACTAAGCATATTTCAATTCCAACAGGATTTTTAGAATTTATTTCTATACAAAATACTTCTGCTAGTCCTCAAACAGAATTGCAATATATGGCTCCTAATGAATTGAATAGAGTATATGTAGATGCAGGAAATAGTCTTCCTGTATATTACACCATAATTGGAGATAAAATTTATTTTGGTCCAACACCAGATAATGCGTACACAATTAATATGTATTATTATAAACGTATTACAGGTTTATCTGACTCTAATACAACAAATGATATTTTAACAAACTATCCTGAATTATATTTGTATGGTTCTTTGTTAGAAGCAACACCTTTTATACAAAATGATGAAAGACTTCCTGTATGGGCTAATCTTTTTAATGAAGCAATACAGAAAGCTAATTTAAGTGATGAAAAAGGAAAACACTCTTCTACACCAATGCAAATGACATCAACACAATTTGCACCTAAAAGAAGAGTTTATAGATGATACCTTTTGGCGAATTACAAACTGATTTACCAACTTATCAAAACACAGGAGCTATCCAAGCTGATAATGTGTTGCCATTAAAAGTTGGGTATAAATCTTTACCTGGTTTCCAAGAATTAAGCACAACAGCTTTAACAGGAAATGCTGTAGGTTTATTTACTGCCTTTAACGCAGGAGGTACTACTAACTACGCAGGAGACGCAACAAAATTATATCAAATGAACTCTTCACAAGAGTTTATAGATAAATCTAAAGTAGGTGGGTACAATAATTCTACAACAGAAGGTTCAAGAGACTTTTGGGCTTTTACACAATTTGGTACAAATATTATTGCTGCTAATCATGCAGATAATATTCAAAAATTTGATGAAGGAACAGATTCAGCTTTTTCTGATTTAACAACTTTTAAAGCAAAATATTTAGCTGTTATTCGTGATTTTGTTTTTACAGGTTATACAACAGAAAGTGGAACTTCTTATAACCAACGTGTTAAATGGAGTGGGTTAAACAATATAACTCAATGGACCCCATCACAAACTACACAATCAGGTTATCAAGATGTTGTTGGTCCTCATGGTAATATCCAGGCAATTATTGGTGGAGAAAGTTTTGGTATTATATTTTTTGAAAGAGCAATTTATAGGGTTAGTTATGTTGGTACTCCTTTAATTTTTACCTTTGAAAAAATTTCCGATAATATTGGTTTATTTGCTCCACGTTCTGTTTGTTCGTTTGGTAATATGATCTTTTTCTTAGCTCAAGATGGATTTTATAAATTAACAGGTGGTCAACAATTAACACCAATAGGCGAAGGTAAAATAGATAACTATTTTTTTGAAGACTTAGCATCTAACTTAGATGGAATATGTGCTGCTGTGGACCCAAACAACAGTTGTGTATTTTGGTCTTATCGAGGTGGTGCAACAGGTTCTACAACAGGAGATATAAATAATAAATTATTAATTTATAATTATTCCGTTAATAGATTTAGCACAGGGTCAAGCATGGATATTCAATATATTGCAACTGCTTCCCAAGAAGCTTTTACCACATTAGAAAGTTTAGATAAGTTAGGCACGTTAGATAATTTACCTAAATCTTTAGACTCGTATTATTACGGAGAAGGTATAGTTGGTTTAGCAGGTTTTAGTGGCGATAAAAAATTTGGAAAATTTATTGCAACAAGTCTAACAGCTACAGTTGATACAACAGAATTTGAAGGTGCAAAAGGAAGACGATCTACCTTAATTTCTTCTACTCCTATCGTTGATGGTGTAGGGGGAACCTCAGTAACAGTAACTCCTTTATCTCGTTCTTCACAGTTAGATACAATTAGTGTTGGAACAGCAGTTTCAACTTTAACAAATGGTTCGTGTCCTATTCGATCTACAAGTAGATTTCATCGAATGAGAGTTAAAGTAACAGGAAATTTTACAACAATGTCAGGAGTAGAAATAGAAGCAAGACCAGAAGGTAAAAGATAATGGCAACAAACCAATATCCTAATGTCCCTATTTCTATGCCAGACCATGATCTGCATTTACGATTAATTTCTTCATCATTAAATAATACGATTGATGGAAAATTAAATTCTACAGGAAGCATCACATTGACAGCAAGTTCGACTACATCAACATTAACCAATGCTCGTATTGGCGAAAACTCTGTTATTGTTTTTATGCCAACAACAGCAAATGCACGTACAGCTTTAAATACGTTGTATGTTTCTGCTAGAGCAGATGGTTCAGCAACATTAACACATGCCAGTTCAGGAAACACAGATCAAACACTCGGATTCACTATCTTCGGATAGTCAAATAAGTTACGTTCCTCCCAAAGATGTTGGCTTAGTTTGGAAACAAATTGAGCCACTTCTTTTAAAACCATTAGAGATTGATGGTTTTGCCTACATGCCTAAAGATATTTTTGACAGTTTGTTAAAAAAGAAAATGCAATTATGGATTTCGTGGAATGTAAAAACAAACGTAGTGGAAGCAGCTATTGTTACAGAAATAATAGACTATCCACGACTTCGTTCTTGCCGTTATTTTTTAGCAGGAGGAACGAATATGAAGTCTTGGTTCAATCCAATTAAAGAACAGATTGAACAATGGGCTAAATTAAACAAGTGTCAACGAATAGAACTCGTTGGACGTAAAGGTTGGGTTAAATGGTTAAAAGATTACAAACAAAAACACATAATATTAATGAAGGAATTATCAAATGAGTAAAGGCGCAGGAGAAGCAAAAACAGTTTCCAATGTAACACCTTGGGAATCACAAATCCCATATTTAACAAAGGGATTTGAAAGAGCAGAAAGTTTATATCAAGCTCCAGGACCAAATTATTTTCCTGGACAAACGTATGTTGATTTTTCTCCACAAACAGATTTAGCTTTAAAAGCACAAGAAGCAAGAGCATTGTCAGGTTCTCCTTTAATGGGACAAGCTAACACAGAAATGCTTAAACAGTTAAAAGGAGATTACTTAGACCCAACAAGTAATCCTTTTATAACTAATTTGTATAATAAATTAGCAGGA